CCCGCATGGACGCGCATGACGAACCACGTCCATGCCGCAATGTGAGCGGAGCCATCCAAGTCCTTCACTTCTGCTGCTCCAGCCATCGCATGACGCGGGGATCCGAGCAGATGCGGCACGTGACGACGGCCGCGGGGATGAGCACCGCGACCGGCGCGGCGATGAGATGTTCGATGGGATGCGTGCAGGCCGGTGTGCAATACAGCACCCATATGGCGGCGATCCAGATGGCGGCGACGAGCTGGCAGAGGATGGCATGTGCGAGCTTGGTCATGATTCCTCCTCGTCCATCTCGCGCAGCAGTCGGCCGATGCTGGCCTGCAGCGATTCAAGCGCCGCGCGGCTGACTGTCACGCCGGCGAGGTGATTTTCGTCGGTGATGATGCTGATTCGTGCGGCCTGGACGTCGTCGCCACAACTGCGGTCGCGAACGACGGCGACCGCGTATGAGCTTTGCGGCTTCTTGGTTTCCTTGCGCATTGTTGTCTGTCCTTAGTGTCGGCGCGTTCCGGCGTTGGCGTCGAATTCCTCGATGCTGGCGACGCTGACCATGAGCTTGCCGTGGTATCCGCTTGGCTGACGCATCTTGATGCGTCCGGCCCTTGCCCACTTACGGAGAGTCTTCTGATCGACGCCGCCGAGCATCGCGCTGGCTTGCTTGAGACTGACCCATCGCGGCGCATATGCCGTTTGTCTGACGGCTTCCTTGGCTATCTCGTGGGCGAGCGCCACTGGGTCGATGAGTGGTTTTTCCATGGTTGCTTCCTGCATGAATCAAGCGACGTCGGCGAGCGCCGGCATTTTGATTTCGAATCGGTCGGCGAGGAAGTCGATTGGCTTGTAGCCTGTGTTGGAGGCGAATGCGTCGATTTCGCTGAGTTTGAGTTCGACGGTGCCATTGATGCGTCGGCTGGCCATGTCGATTGATTGGTGCCAGACTTCAGCCACTTTGGCGACCGGGATATTCTGAGCGGCCATGACCGCACGAATCCTCGCCGATGCCATGTCGTTGATGTTTCCGTATGTCATGTTTCCTCCTTGACAGTCCACATTATGCGCGCAATTGCGCGCACTGTCAAATTAAAACACGCGCATTTCAACTCACCTGCGCGCATGTCCGCGCAATTGCGCGCTATAATGATGGATGTGGGTAGCAAAAAAATAGAAGTAAGCCCATTCGGTCGGCAGGTGAGCAAGGCCATAAGATCCGAAATGGGAATCCACAGAATGTCAGGCAGGGAACTTGCAAAGACAATAGGAAGAGGTGAGACATATGTGAGAGAACGCGTCAGCGACGAAAAGGAATGGGCGCTTAGCGACATCGCAAAAATCTGCGACGCATGGGGCCTGAGTCCTGAAGAGCTCATATCGAAGGCCTCGCAGTAGACAACACACCCCTGCAGCTACTTTGCGGCAGGGGTTCTTCTTTCCTCGACGCTTCAGTGAGTGCGCGCCGAAGGAAGCGTAGACTTTCATGAAAAAGAAGGAGAAGAAGATGAGAATCACTCGAAAAGCAATCGTCGCCACACTCGCCGTCATGCTGCCGGTCGCGTTGACTGTAGGGTGCGGCAATCAAGACACATCCAGCCAATCGGCGAGCGCCAATAGCCAAGCCTCAGACTCGCAGGATTCGCGCAATGCCACTGACAGTGGCGAGGAGACTTCATTGGCGAGCGGGTTGTCCGGTTTCTGCGATGGCGATTCCGACCTGATGCCGGCGGCGAGAGTGGAGACGACCGGCCAGTACCTCGGAATCTCAATCGATGGATTCGACAATGTCAAGGCATTGGACGCGAAGCAATTCTACGCCTACACGCTCATGCTAAAAGATCCCGATGGCACCTGGTACCAAGTGAATCTCACAGATTTCACGGAGTCCGGCGAAACCGAGCGGGAGATAACGAATCTGTCAACGAACGACAGCAACAAGTATCCAGGATGGAATCTCTCCACCGACGATGCCACATTCGAAACCAGCATCCCGGACACGATGATCCATCAAAAGGGCGATAATCCCACCTGGATGCTCGCCCTTACCGTTGATGGCGAGGAGCTGGCGCACTGCCCCGCCGACGGAGATGCCGATTTCGAATAACCGCTAATCCTCCCCCATCGCCTCGAGTAAGGCGCGTGCAGCAACAGGCTGCCGTGCCGGATTATCTCTCGGAGCCAATGGATGGCACGAGTAAAAAGAAGTCCAACTGAACGACACACCCCTGCAGCCACTTTGCGGCAGGGGTGTTGCCTTTCTAAGCTGAAGCTGGTGTAGGAGAAGAGAAAGGTGCACCATGTCATCGAAGAATGGTCTGAAAATCCACCAGCCACACAAGCTGGAAACGAAAATCAAAGCTCTGACGAAGAGCAATGTGAGCTTCAAATCGGCGGCATGCGTATGCGTGGCGCTGGTGTGTCTCTCCGTGCTGGTCACAGCTCCGATAGCGCACACAATCGGCGTCAGGTCGGCGGCCGTGAAACAAGTGGCCAAGAGCATGGCGGCCGACAAAAAAGACTACTCGAAGCTCATTAAGGATTACAACAATCTTGTCGACGAATACAACGGAATCGCCGACGAATACAACGACGCCAAGGACGCGATCGCCGAAGCGGACAACGTGAAGTCCGGCATCAAGGACCTCAATGCACAGCACGACGACCTGCAGAAGAAGGTGGACGCGAAGAAGGCCGAGCTGCAGTCCCTGACCGGCCAAGTGGACCAAGCGAAGAAGAATTCCATCTCCGATGGCGTGTGGCAGGTCGGAACGGACATAGACGCCGGAACATACCGCGCCACGAGCGAGGTCGGCCACGACTGCTTCTGGTCGGTATCGGTCGGGGACGACATCCTTCAGCTCGACATGCCGACCGGCGGATACCCGCAGGTGAGCGTGAGCGACGGACAGCAGCTCAAGCTCCAGAACTGCGGAACGTTTGCCAAACAGTAAGTGGCACACTTCGCCACAGCCCGGCATATATTGTGCCGGGCTTTTCTTGTACACTCATTCAACGTTCTGGCTTCCATATGAAACCCCCGGAACCCGCATGCCGCGAGCGCCGGGGGTTTGCTTGATTCTCAGCTGAGGCATGGAGACGGCAGCACAATCGGCCATGTGATTTGGATTCCGAAAAACTTCATGATGGTGAAGTAGATGGCCAGGATAATTAAAACGGCGAGCAGCGTGGTGAAGGCGAATTCGCCGATCATGCATGCTCTTCTGAATTTGGGGTGCACTCTCGAGAAAAGTCTCATACGTGCGCCTTTTTCCTTATCGAGATACATGGAAGTGGCGCAGACATTGAACAATCTCATAAATGGGTGGAAGCGTAATACTTTTGCGATCAGGTGCCCCAGTTCGTCTGAATCTTTCTGCTGGGATTTATTGGCGTCCTGGCCGAGAGGATCGCATTCCTCCTCAATTTCTGCAGCCTGCGTATTCAATGTTGGAGAGAGCTTGACGTCGGAGCTCTCTCCAAAGTTGAATGTTCTGTTGTAGTTTGAATCGTTCGGCTTTTCCATCATTTCTATTGCCTTTGGAGATTGTCCAGACGCATTCTCATGGCACTGACTGACACATCGAACAATTGCGCCATTGCTGCCACGTCCTTGCCGGCGGATTGGAATTCCTCGACCTTTGATTCTGGCATGAGAATCGCGCCGGCGAATTCGTCGGCGAAGAACTCGTGCGGGAAGTAGTCCTTCTCCCTGCGTCCGCCCATACGGACTTCTTCGAACCCGTATTCGTCGTCCTGGGCTATGACCGTGCGCTCTATGAAATGGCCGAGTTCATGTGCGAGAGTGAAACGCTGGCGCACACCCGGCTCCTCCTTATCGATGAAAGCCTTCGCATCTCTCTCTGCGGCTCGTTTCACTATCATGCCGGAAAGATCATCCGGCATGATGCACTTGTACGTTGTGACACCGCATGCTCTGCATATTTGTTCGATCTTCACGGGAACCTGTTGATCCCAGTTTCCGTCCAATACCTTCCTTGCGGCTTCGCGCGCCTGCTTCCATACCAATTCAGCCATGCCAAACCTCTCACTGTCTTTTTCCTTTCATTCTTATTCCTTTTGTGGACGTTTCACGGAAAATCACGCTGATTATCTCAAAATCATTCCTTGTCGGCGAGCGCCTTGAGTTGTGCGATCTGTTTTTTGAGTTCGGCGATCTCCCTGTCTTTGTCGTTTTCGGCCGATGCCGGTGCGGTGTCCGTCTGTGTCGGGGTGATGCTGGCGGCCACCTTGTCGGCGAGCGCGCGCTGTCGGTCTTCGCTGAGTCGCTGGTAGTGCATGGCCATGATGGCGGTGCTGTGTCCGGCTGCGGCCATGAGTTCGCGGACGGTGGCGCCCTGTTGGGCGAGCATGGTGAGTGCCGTGGAGCGGAGGTCGTGGAATCGGAGGTCTTCGCGTCCGGCTGCGCGTCTCGCCTTGACGTAGGCGTCGCGCATGGCGTCCGTGCTGATCGGCCTGTCATGGTCCAGCGGGCTGGGGAATATCCATGCGTCCGGCTGGTCGGCCACATATTCGGCGAGGTGCGCGCGGATTTCGGGGATGACGGCTTCGGGGATTGGTTCGGTGCGTTTGCTTCTGGCGGTCTTCGGCGGCCCGGCGATGACGCGGGCGCGGGTGAGTCTGGTGCGGCGGATGTGGATGAGACGGTTGTCGAGGTCGATGTCGCCGCGTTGGAGGGCGCAGACCTCGCCGATGCGCAGGCCTCCGCAGGAGATGGCGAGGGTGATGGCGAGCCGGAATTTGCGTGGCATGGCGTCGTGGATCCGCCGGAGCTGCTGTGGTGTGGCGGCGGGTGTCTCCTCCCTGGGCGCGGGCTTGCGCACCGGCATGACGAATGGTGATTTGGCGATGACGGCGAAGCCGTCCTGGTCCGGGGTCGCGGCGGCGTCGAGGATCTGGCGGAGCTTGGACAGCAGCTCTCGACCGACGTATGGGTGGTCCTTCGGCAGTGTGGCCGCATAGCGCTCGATGTCGGCCGAGGTGATCTTGCCGATCGGCATGCCGCCGAACGCGTCGATGAGCCGTTTGACCGTGCATCGGATCCCGTAGATGGTGTTGACGTGCAGTCCTTCGCCCTCACGCGTCTCCAGCCATTTCGCGGCATACTCGCCGAATGTCAGGGCAGTGTCCTTGGCCTTGCGCTTGACGATGCGCTCCGGCTCCCACACGTCAGCCTCGATGCGCCGTCTCGCCCTGGTCAGCCATGCCGCGGCCTCGTCCCTGCCGTCCTGCGTGCAGGGGAAGGTGGCCGTCTGGCGGTTCGGCAGGTCCGGCCATTCCGAAAAGGCGGACACGGGCGTAAGATAGGATGCCTCGATCCATTTCGGATTGGCCTTGCTTGGCTTGACGACGATCTTGCCGAACTTCCTGACCATGACACATCCCCCGGTTGAGGTGGTGGAGCTTTACCACTCGAATTACCACTCCAATTGTGGCGTATGAGTCTATTTTTGGTCAAAAATTCCCGCGTTTCAAAATGGCGTATCGATGATATGTACGCTGGAAACGGCTTGATTCCAACGTTTTTGTGGAGCGCGCGTCGGCGAGCGCTATTTGTTCCAGTTTTCCAGCAGACATACCGGGTGGTCATGATGCGCATGCTGCTTGAGGGGCGGACCTACGACAAACTTCCCGTGAGCCGT